ATTTACAAGAACTGATAAAGAAAAACTTGGAAGATCAAGAGAAGATAAATGTTATAACAGAAACTATACTACAATTGGAAAGTTATGACAAGAAATTATACCAATTACATTTTATATGGGGTTTATCACAAAGAGAGATTGCTAAGAAGATTGGTATATCTCATATGACTATAAATATGAGAATAAATAAAATTAAAGATAAAATTAAATTAAGACATGAGCAAGGAAGATAAAGAAGATTTAACACTATTATTCATTTTAGGAGTAATTGTTTTGATAATCTTATTGAATAAAAAATAAAAACAAATATGTTTAACTTATTAAAAAAACAAGAAAGTAGAGTATTGGTGATTGGTGATTTACACTTACCATTTGAAAAAGAAGGTTATTTAGAATTTTGTGTAAGTCAATATAAGAAATGGAAATGTAATAAAGTTATAATGATTGGTGATATAATTGATAACCATTATTCATCATATCATGAACAAGACCCAGATGGAAAATCAGCAGGAGATGAATTAGATTTAGCAATAGATAAAATAAAGAAATGGTATAAGGCTTTTCCAGAAGCAATAGTTATTATAGGAAATCATGATAGAATAGTTAGTAGAAAAGTTTTTAGTTCAGGATTAAGTAAGAAATGGATGAAGTCTTATCAAGAAGTTCTAAAAGTAGATAATTGGGACTTTGTAATGGAATATGAATTGGATAATGTTTTGTATTTTCATGGTGAGGGAGGTAGTGCTGTTGCAAAAGCAAGACAAGAATGTAAATCTGTTTGTTCTGGCCATAGACATTCAGAAGGATATGTTCAATATATAAATAATGATGTATTTGGAATACAAGTTGGTACAGGCATTGATAGACATAGTTATGCTATGGCATATGGATTTGCTGGTAAAAAACCAATTATATCTTGTGGTGTAATAATAGATGGTAAAGAAGCATACCTTGTAAAAATGAATGATAAAAAATAAATAGTAAATAATATGGCAAAGAGAAAGATAAAAAAAGAAGAAACACCTGAACAAGATTTAGGTATAGGTGGGCTTGGAGATTTAATTGCTAAAGTAACAGATACACTTGGAATTGATAAGTGTCAAAAATGTGAGGAACGCCAATCAAGACTTAATAGATTATTTCCTTGGTTGAAAGCAAGTAGAGATGTCACACAAGAAGAAAGAGATTTGATGGCAAGAATAAATGCTAAACCATCAATAGAGAATGATGATGTAAATGCCCTTTTCAAATTATATAATGAATTATTTAATTCAAAGTTAAGTAGATGTAATTGTCCTGGATTGATAGGTAAAATGATTGAAAGAATAAATGTTTTTATACAACCATAGTAATATATAAGTTATATATACTATAAGTGTAACACTCATAGAGTTTTACTAAAATAAAAATTATATTAAATATGAAACAAATTAAACTAATGCAGGGAGACAACATCTTGTCCTTAAAAAAATTACCTGAAAATAGTATAGATTCAATTGTAACTGACCCACCTTATGGATTGTCATTTATGAATAAAAAATGGGATTATGAAGTTCCTTCTATTGAGTTCTGGCAAGAAGCATTTAGAGTTCTTAAACCAGGTGGTCATGTCTTATCATTTGGTGGTACCCGCACGTATCATAGAATGGTTGTAAATATGGAAGATGCTGGTTTTGAGATTAGAGACCAGATTATGTGGATTTATGGTTCAGGATTTCCGAAGTCATTAAACATAGGAAAATCATTTGATAAGAAGAATGGTAATGAAAGAGAGGTAACTGGTATAAAAACTGATGGTGCTTATTCATCAGGAACAAATAATCTTGGTATAAATAGATCATCACTGTTAGGTGAAGGTGATGGTAGAAAAACACCACCAACAAGAGGTGAAGACTTTGGTAAAGTAACAAAAGGTTCATCTAAATATGAAGGTTGGGGAACTGCTTTGAAACCAGCAAATGAACCAATATGTTTGGCAAGAAAACCTTTAAGTGAGAAAACTATTGTAGATAATGTAATCAAATGGGGAACAGGTGGAATAAATGTTGATGGTTGTAGAATTGGAACAGAATTAGTAAAGACAAGTGGTAATAATGGATTAGGTAATAATGGTATATATTGTGATACATATAAAGGTTGTGAGGATAGTGAGGAAAGAGAAGGTAGATTTCCTGCTAACATTTTATTTGATGAAGAAGCAGCACAAGTTTTAGATGAACAAAGTGGTATATTATCAACACATTCAACTGGAAAAGGAAATAATGTAAAAGGTTCAAAAAATATAAATATAGGTGGTGGATATACAAGACCTGGTATAAAAACAGAAAATGGTGGTGCATCAAGATTTTTCTATGTGGCAAAAGTAGGTAAGAAAGAGAGAAACCTTGGTTTAGATAATTTTGAAGATAAAAAATTACATAGTATAAACCAATTAGATGATAGGGCAAGACCTGATGGAACAATTAGAGAAACACCAATACATAAGAACAACCATCCAACTCTCAAACCAATCAACCTAATGACTTATCTTTGTAGATTGATAACACCACCAGGAGGAATTATTTTAGACCCTTTTATGGGTTCAGGTTCAACTGGTATATCTGCTTGTTTAGAAGGATTTAGATTTGTAGGTATGGAATTAGATGAAGATTACTTTAAGATTGCAGAAGCAAGGATAAATAACTTTGAAGAGTATAGAAAGCTACTAAAATAGAAAACATGCAGAATCATGATATATACTAATAATATATAAATGAATAAACAATAAAAAATCATAAACATAATGGAAGAAAAGAAAAGAGGTGGTGTAAGACCAGGTGCTGGTAGAAAGAAAAGAGATGAAGAGAAATCTGTAATAGAACTATTAGATAAAATCATTGATAAAGAATTAGTTGCTAATGAATTACTAAAAAGAATTAAAGCAGGTGATGCAAGAGCAATGACTTTATATTTTAACTATAGATTTGGAAAACCACTTGCTACAATAGAACAGACTACAACACTAAATGTAAATGACATTGAATTAAAGGATTTAATAGACTTTAAGACAACAAAAGACAATGAGTAATAACTTTACTTATCTATAAAAAAATAGTGTCTTAAAACAACTTAAAATGATTTATGAGTAAAGTAATACTTAATGATAAATATAAAAAACTATTTACATCACCAACAAGGTTCTATGTATTGACAGGAGGAAGAGGTTCATCTAAATCTTTTTCTGTTGCTTATTGGTGTGCTTTAACTTTACTATTTGAAAGAGGACATACTATTCTATTTACAAGATATACTATGAAGTCAGCACATATATCTATTATACCAGAGATTACATCTAAAATAGAACTTATGGGTCATTTAGATAAGTTTGATATAACAAAAGATAGTATTACATCAAAGACAACAGGTTCAACTATTCTATTTAGAGGTATTAGAACATCAAGTGGTGACCAATCAGCAAATCTTAAATCATTACAAGGTGTAACCACATGGATTTTAGATGAAGCAGAAGAGTTGATGAGTGAAGAAACATTTGATAAGATAAACTTATCAGTAAGACAGAAAGGAAAACAGAATAGAGTTATTCTTTTATTAAACCCATCTACAAAAGCACATTGGATATATGAAAGATTTTTCCAATCAAAAGGTGTTGAACCTGGTTCTAATATAACAAAAGATGATACTACTTATATTCACACAACATATTTAGATAATAAAGATAATTTAGATTTATCATTTCTAAAAGAATTAGAAAACACAAAGACTAATAATGTTGTTAAATACAATCATATTATATTAGGTGGTTGGTTAGATAAAGCAGAAGGTGTTATATTTAATAATTGGGAGTTAGGTGAGTTTAATGAAGATAGTGATTGGGAAGCAGGAGCAGATTTTGGTTGGTCTCAAGATCCAAATACACTTATTAAAGTTAGTATTGATAATAAGAATAAAATGATTTGGTTAAAAGAAGAATTATACAAGACTGGTTTAACTACAACAGAACTATCTAATATATTTAGAGATGTTATAGGTAGAAGACTTATTATTGCTGATTCAGCGGAAGGAAGACTTATTGAAGAAGTTAAAAGAACTGGTGTCAATATAAAACCTTGTGTTAAAGGAGCAGGTTCTGTTAAAGAAGGTATATTACTAATGAAAGATTATAGAATGATAATAGATCCTAATAGTAGTAATTTGATTAAAGAACTTAATAACTATATTTGGTCTGAGAAAAATGAAAAGCCAATAGATATGTATAATCACTTATTAGATGCAGCAAGATATATTATTAGTCATAGGTTGAAGAAACCACAAATACAAAAATATAGAATTAGATAAAATGAATAACACTATAAAAATAATCATAGAAATCATAGGAGCATCAAAATCAGATTACACAACAATGTTAAACATTAAACCACAAGACCAGGTTATTAAACTTAAAAGAATAATTGAAAGGTTGAATGCAGAGATAAGAGATCTAAAATTGCAATTATTACTCAAAAGCGAGGAATAATTAGATATAATAGAATAAAAAACAAAAGAACATTAAGGTGTTTTTACTATGTGTAACACTTAATAGAGTTTTACTAATAAAAATAGAATAATTAAATGAACCAATTTTATTTAACAATAGATTTACTTAAACAAAGATTATTAAACAATGTAAATGTAAATACTGTTATAGAGGCAAGAGATGGAGATAAAGATTTATATAAGAAAAACATATACCCACTTGCAGTAGTAAACCCTACCAGCGCAGACTTTTCTAATAGTAAGGTAACATTTTTTACATTTGAGGTAGCAGTATTAGACCAAAGAGACATAAGTAAAGAACCAGGAGATAAATATAATGGTAATGATAACTATATTGATAACTTAAACATTACATCAGCAATTATAAATGACTTAGTAAATTATTTAAGATTACAGAATAATGATGATTTGATAGAATTAGTATCAGTAACAGATGCTAACAAAGTAGAGATGAGTGGATATAATAGTTTGGATGGGTGGTTCATCACATTAAAGTTATCAGTTCCTAACACACAAAATTATTGCTAATTAG